ATATCTATGTCTCATGTAGATACAGTTGGTAAAGGTCGTGACGGACACCAACCTATTGATGATAGGAAATTGTCTTTTGCCACAGTCAAAAAGTTTAATGTAACAGTAGAGCAAGGTGTGTCTCAGTACTATCCTTACTATGATTCGGATAAGAATCATGTTGCCAACAAGGTACGCAGAGCAGGTAAACAATTTACATGGGAAGGTACACCAAAGACTGCTACTCTATTTGGTCAGCATGTCTTTGGCAAAGAGTCAGCCAAAGGTATAACGATTACTGAAGGAGAACTAGATGCCATGGCTTGTTATCAGCTGCTTGGTTCAAGGTATCCTGCTGTCTCAGTACACAATGCACAATCAGCCAAGAAGAATTGTCAGCAGAACTACAAGTATCTGGATTCATTCAAAGAGATTGTTATTTGTTTTGATAATGATGAGGCAGGTAAGAGAGCAAGTGATGAGGTAGCTAAACTATTTCCTAACAAAGCTAAGGTCATGATACATAGCAATGGCATGAAGGATGCATGTGATTATCTTATAGCTGATAGAGACGAAGAGTTCAGGAATGCATGGTTTGGTGCAGAGAAGTATACACCTGCAGGAATTGTATCTGGTAAATCTTTATACAATACATTGAAGAATAAGAAAAAACCTGAGTGCCTTACTCTACCTTGGACTGCATTACAAGATCTTACTTATGGACTTAGACTAGGTGAGATGTGGACTATCACAGCAGGATCAGGCATGGGTAAGACACAAGTATTACGTGAGTTAGCTTATCACATACAACATACATGTGAAGATAACATTGGTATGTTATTCTTTGAGGAACCATTGGAAGATTCTGCCAGAGGTATGATGTCCTTGTCTGCTAACAAACCTTTGCACTTACCTACCACCGAGTTAAAAGGAACTGAGTTTGATGATGCCTTCAATAGTACATTAGGTACAGATAGGTATCACTTCTATGAATCGTTTGGTTCTAATAATATTGATGAGGTCGTGAGTGCTATCAGGTATCTGGCTCTGGGTTGTGATTGTAAATATATATTCCTTGACCACATCTCTATCTTGGTGAGTGACCAATCACAAGGTGATGAACGTAAGGCATTGGATGAGATAGCTACCAAGCTGAAGACTTTAACTATTGAACTCAACATCTGGTTAGGTATGGTCAGTCATAGTAAGAGACCTACAGGTAAATCACATGAGGAAGGTGGACAAACTTCTTTGGCTGAACTGAGAGGCACAGCAGGTATAGGTCAGCTAAGTAACATGGTACTAGGACTTGAAAGAGATGGACAGAACCCTGATCTTTATCAGAGAAATATTACTTTGATAAGAGTATTAAAGAATAGATTCTCAGGATTGACTGGACCAAGTACATACCTACACTATGATAGAGATACAAGTAGGTTGACAGAAGTCTTTCCAGATGATATAGATGAACAAGCAGAGGATTTTGAGGAGCTGTAATGGATAGTGCACTTGTCATTGATATAGAAACTAATGGATTAAATCCTGATACCATCTGGTGTTTGGTGGCTCAAGATGTAGAGACAGGTGAGGTATTCGTCATGCGTACTGGACTCTATCTTGATGAACTGATTGGTAAGTATGATCGAATCATAGGACATAATATTATTTCTTTTGATGCACCACAGATTGAAAAGATCTGGGGAACTAAGATACCACATGAGAAACTAATGGATACTATGATACTCAGTCAACTAGCCAGACCAGATAGAGATGGTGGACATTCATTAGGTTCATGGGGTGCACGATTATCTTTTCCCAAAGGAGATTACAATGACTGGTCACAGTATAGTCAAGAGATGTTGGACTATTGTAAACAAGATGTGGCTGTAACTGTTAAGTTATTCAAGCATCTTCGTAATGAACTTGCAGGTTTCTCTCTTGAGTGTATCAAGTTAGAACATGAGGTTAAAAGAATAACATGCAAACAAGAGAATGATGGATTCTATTTGGATGAACCATATGCAATGGGCTTAGTAAGTAAATTAGAAAAAAGAATTAACGAGATACGTGAACAATTGAGGGTAGTGTTCCCACCCAAACGCATTGAGACACAGCTTAAAACAAAGCTGAAGGTTACAATGCAAGACTTCAATGTTGGTTCACGTAAGCAGATTGCAGAGAGATTAATGGAACGTGGGTGGGAACCTAAGAAGAAGACAGACAAGGGTAGTGTAATAGTTGATGAAGCTGTATTGAATACTATTAATATGCCAGAGGCAAAGTTAATAGCTGAGTATCTTATGTTACAAAAAAGAATTGCTCAAGTAAACTCATGGCTTGATGCTCTTGACTCTTCTCCTGATGATAGAGTACATGGACAGGTACTTACCCTGAGAACTATCACAGGTCGTATGGCTCATGCCAAACCTAACATGGCTCAGATACCTGCAGGGTATTCGCCATATGGTAAAGAGTGTAGAACATGTTGGACTGTACCAAAGGGTAGAGTATTAGTAGGTATAGATGCAAGTGGTATTGAATTAAGAATGCTTGCTCATTACATGAGAGATCCAGACTATACTCAAGAGATATTGAATGGTGATATACATTCATTGAATCAAAAGAATGCAGGACTGAAGACCAGAGATCAAGCAAAGACATTCATCTATGCATTCCTGTATGGTGCAGGTTCTAAGAAGATTGGTTCTATTGTAGGTGGTAGTTCCAAGAAGGGAAAAGAATTAATAGATAACTTTCTTGAGCAAACACCTTCTCTTGCTAAACTAAGAAACATGATAACAAATGAAGCAGGTAGAGGATGGCTCAGAGGATTGGATAACAGAAAGATATGGGTACGTTCACCACATTCAGCATTGAATACCAAGCTACAAGGTGCTGCAGCTGTGGTCATGAAGAAAGCATTAGTATTATTTGCCAATAGTTTAACAGATGATGTAAAGATTGTTGCCAATGTACATGATGAATGGCAAGTAGAATGTAAAGAGTCTGATGGAAATTTAGTTGGTAAGCTAGGAGTTAATGCTATAATAAGGGCAGGACATGAGTATGAATTAAACTGCCCACTTGACGGAGAGTACAAGGTAGGGCTCAACTGGTCGGAGACACACTAATGGATTACGTATTACCAAGACACGTAGCAGAGTTTATAAAAGAAAAAAATGATTTAGAACAAAAGATTAAAGAGCTTACTGAGGAGAATAATATTCTTCGCAACAACGTAAGAGAGTGTGAGCTACAATTAAGAGATGCTCGCATTCGAATAAAAGACTTGACATCTTAAACTGAATATGGTATAAGATGTTATTAACTTTAACAATTAACCACCGAAAGGATTGGATATGCCAGTAGTAACAGGTAAAGCTTATTGGGCAAAGCTAGATAGACCAGCTCAAAAATATAATACGACTGCACAAGAAGACACAGAGTATACTATAGATTTAACTATTGATAAAGCTACACGTAAACTATTAGAAGGACTTAACCCTTCAGCTTCTATCAAGAATAAGAAAGATGATCGTGGAGATTTCTTCACGTTTAAAAAGAATGCATTCAACAGAAAAGGTGAAGCTCTCCCTAAGCCTAGAGTTGTTGATGCTAAGAAGAACGACATCTCAGGTACATTGATAGGTAATGGATCTGACGTTAGAGTTATGTTCCGATCTGTAGAGATTGAGAACGTACCATCTATGGAAGGTAAGAATAAGTTTTACCTTGATGCTGTTCAAGTTATTGACCTCGTACCATACGCAAAGTCAGAGGACTTTGATGAGGTTGATGGCTACGTTGCTGATGGTGCTATAGCCAGCACCAGCTCAGAAGAATCTGCTCCATTCTAATGAGTAAACGTGAGATTAGTTCTCTGTTAGAGGACATTGATATATTATTTAATCAAGGTAGGACTCCTTCAGAAACTAATCTCACACTTTTAAAAGAGGGAATAGCTGAGTCAGTCATACAAGTTTTATCAGAGGTAAGAGATACCACAGGTAAGATGAGACTATCAAGTATAGGTAAAAAAGATAGACAGCTATGGTATGATTACAATGGGCATGAGAAAGAACCTTTACCTACAGCTACCAAGATTAAATTTTTATTAGGTCATATAATAGAAGAGCTTACCTTATTCCTAGTGAGAGAAGCAGGACATAAGGTAGATAAATGTCAAGAAGAAGTAACAGTTGGTGGAGTTAAAGGACACATAGATGCAGAGATAGATGGAGAATTAGTTGATGTTAAGTCAGCATCTCCCTATGGATTTAGAAAGTTCTTTAATGGTACACTAGTGGATGATGATCCGTTTGGATACATCTATCAAATCTCTAGCTATGCTAAAGCTATGGGAAAAGATAAAGGATATTTTTTAGCAGTAGATAAATCAAATGGTTTCATGACACTACTAAAGACTGATGTCTCCGATGTAAAACCAGAAGAAAGAATTAAGCAACTTAAAACATTATTAAAGAAGAAGACTCCACCTGAAAGATGTTACAAAGAAGTAGAAGAAAACAATGGTAACAGGAAGTTACCTATTGGATGTAAGTTCTGTGACTTTAAAACATTATGTTGGAAAGATTCTAATGATGGTTTTGGTTTACGTAAATTTAATTATGCTAGTGGTAATGAGTTCTATACTTATGTAAAGAAAGAGCCACGAGTAAGAGAGGACTTCTAATGCATTGGACTGACCTAAGAACTAACAAAGCTTTTGAACCTGACACCCTAGATAGATTTGGATTTGTCTATGTTATAACTAATATTAAAACAAAGAAAAAATATATAGGATGTAAACAATATTATATAGGTAAAGATCAGACACCTTCTAGGTGGCAATCTTATACTGGATCTTCTAAACATCTTAATGAAGATATAAAAAAGTTAGGTAAAAAAAATTTTACATTTGAAGTGATAGATGAGTTTAAAAATAAAAGAAGTCTAGGTTACTATGAATTGTTTTATCAAATGAAATACAATGTACTTGATAGTGTGATTGAAGGAACAGATGAACCTGCTTATTATAATAATTATGTAGGTGGTAAATATTATAGACCAGTACAAGGACGTAAGCCTGTACCTGCAGAAGTATATGAAGTAACTTTTACAGATAAAAGAAAATTAGTTATACCTAATCTTAAACTGTTTGCAAGCTTAAATAATTATGACAAGAGTCATCTATGTAAAGTACAACAAGGTAAAAGAAAAAGACATAAAGATGTAGTAAGAGTAGAGACTGTGAGTGATGTCTAACGAAGAGTCATTAGCTCAGGTACTTAACGAAGGAGTACATGATCATCATAGTCCTGAACGTGTGCTCTGGTTGTGTGTTATTCTGCAACAATTATTAGATGCAACTAAACCAACTTATGAAGGAGAAAATGCTTACAATATTTTAATGAGAGATAGAGCAAGATCATGGCTTACTTCTTCATATGGTGTAACAGCTACAGATAGAGATGATGTATGTGACATGGCAGGAATAAATCCTGATGCTCTTACTGCGTTTACTAAAAAATTATTTAATACAAACGAAATAGAATTTGTAAGGAAAAGAATCAATGCAATATTACATGAGACTATAACATGATTATGTGGAAACATTACTGTAAGGTAGAAGAAACTAGTATGGAGGTGGGACATGGTGAAGAATGTAATTGGTGTGGTATGAGAGAAGAAGATAGATATAAAGCAGATGGATTTGAAGATGCCTTGATAGGTAGAGGACAACAGTTTAATACAGACTTCTATGTTTATTCTCATAGTAGATGCATAGAAATATTAATGCGAGAAGGTATGACCGAGGAAGAAGCTTTGGAATACTTTGATTATAATGTACAAGGAGCATGGGTAGGTGAAGGAACTCCTATCTTTGTTTATGATGAAAGGTGGAGTGAGTGGAATGAGTGAAGATAGTTTTGAAACACATGATGATATGATTCGTGAATCTGTAAAAGAAACAGCAAGTGCTAGACAGGTGGGTGGTAGTCATTACAAAGATTGTGTAATACAACCAACAGAATATATAGTTAAAAATAAACTTGACTTCTTAGAAGGAAATGTGGTAAAATATATTACTCGACATAAGACCAAAGGATTAGAAGAAGACATAAGAAAAGTTATACATTATTGTGAGTTAATATTGGAGCATACATATGGAAAATGGAAATGAATTTAAACTAGAAGATATATCAATATTTTTAGATGGAGATACGCTTCATATAATAGGACCTAATCATGAAGAAATACCAGTATCCTTATATGAATTAGCTGATCATGTGTTAGAACCACAGATTATTGATAATCCTTCTTTAATACCTAATGTTATAAAAGGATTAAAGAATGTTGTAGAATATATGGAACATAAATTAGAAGCAAGGAAATTACATTAATGGCATATTCAGGTAAAGATTATTTAGGTGATAAAAAATTATCACAAGAATTAGCAGATAAGATATATAATTATTGGGTATCTAAAGTACCAAACATCAAAGTATGGGTTGAGCCTTTCTATATAGGGGATACTAAACTATGGCAAGTCCGTAACAATTTAATAATGAAATATAAATAGAGGAGCTAAACATGGCGTCATTAATGGGAAGTAATTACTTACCCACCGAATACCAGTCTTTCATTCACATGTCTAGGTATTCACGTTGGTTAGAAGATGAAGGTAGAAGAGAGAGTTGGAGTGAGACAGTAGGAAGGCTTGTGTCTTTCTTTAAAGATCACATAGATAATAATTATGATGGTGTAATTAAAAAGAAAGAATGGAATGAGTTAGAAGAAGCTATACTTTCTCTACAAGTTATGCCAAGTATGAGAGCATTGATGACTTCAGGAAAAGCATTGGAACGTGAGAATGTTGCAGGATATAATTGTTCTTATATTCCTATTGATAGTCCAAGAGCATTTGATGAAGTACTATATATACTTATGAATGGTACAGGTGTAGGCTTCTCTGTTGAAAGACAGTATGCAGATAAGTTACCTACTGTTCCTGATGTAGAGTTTGAACATACAGAAGATGTTATATCTGTTGTTGATTCTAAAGAAGGATGGGCAAAAGGATTTAGAGATTTAATATCTTACCTTTACACAGGTAGAGTTCCTAAGATAGATGTAAATAAAGTTAGATCTGCAGGTGCAAGATTAAAAACATTTGGTGGTAGAGCTAGTGGACCTCAACCTCTTGTAGATTTATTTGACTTTACTATTATTAAATTTAAAGGTGCAAGAGGTAGAAAGCTTTCCTCTATGGAATGCCATGACATTGTATGTAAGACAGGTGAGGTGGTAGTTGTAGGTGGTGTACGTAGATCAGCACTTATATCTTTATCTAACTTATCTGATCAAAGAATACGTGGTGCTAAGATGGGTGAGTGGTGGAATGAAAATCCACAACGAGCCTTAGCTAATAACTCTGTTGCTTACACAGAGAAACCAGATCCCGGCATCTTTATGAAAGAATGGTTATCATTATATGAAAGTAAATCAGGTGAGAGAGGTATGTTCAACAGAGCATCAGCTCAAAAGAAAGCTGCTGAGAATGGTAGACGTAATCCTGATTGGGACTTCGGCACTAATCCTTGTAGTGAGATTATTCTTAGACCTAATCAATTCTGTAACTTAACTGAAGTTGTGTGTCGTTCTACTGATACTATGACTACACTAGTAAAGAAAGTTAAGCTTGCTACTATACTAGGTACAATACAATCTACCTTTACAAACTTTGGTTATCTTCGTAAGAGATGGCAGAACAATACAGAAGAAGAAAGATTACTTGGTGTGTCTCTTACAGGTATCATGGATTGTATTGAGTTAAATACTATTGATGGACTTGCACCTAGATTAGAAACATTAAAGAAACATGCAGTAGATACTAACAAAGCTTTAGCAGATAAGTTAGGCATACCACAATCAACAGCTATCACTTGTGTTAAACCTTCAGGTACTGTAAGTCAGTTAGTAGATAGTGCTAGTGGTATACATGCTAGACATAATCCTTACTACATTAGAACAGTAAGAGGTGATAACAAAGATCCATTGACTGAGTTTATGAAAGCATCTGGTATACCTAATGAACCTGATGTAATGAAACCAGAACATACAACTGTATTTTCTTTTCCTATGATGTCACCTAAAGGTTCAGTATGCAGAACAGACATGACTGCTATTGAACAATTAGAGATATGGAAAGTTTATGCTCAACATTGGTGTGAACATAAACCTTCTGTAACTATAAGTGTTAAGGAAGAAGAGTGGGTTCCTGTTGGTGCATGGTGTTGGGAAAACTTTGAGTATCTAAGTGGTGTATCTTTCTTACCATTCTCTGATCATACATATCAACAAGCACCTTATCAAGATATAGATGAGAAGACTTATAAGAAGTTAGCTAAAGCTATGCCAACTAATATTGATTGGAATAAACTACAAGACTTTGAGAAAGAAGATAATACCAAAGGATCACAAGAACTTGCCTGTACTGCAGGTGTATGTGAGTTGGTGGACATATAATTAATTCACCTTGTGTTGGTGTATGTACACTAGAGAATGATATTTGTATTGGTTGTCTCAGAACAAGTAAACAAATATCTGAATGGGCTTTTTATAATGATGAAGAAAGAGAAAAGATAATGAATAAAGATAGACATAAACCAATTTTAAACGAAAACGGACTAACACCTAGAGAATCTGCTGCTGTTGATCCCTTGGAAATAGCTCATCAATTAGATATGATGGAACAGACATTACACGAGCATCTTGACAGGATAGCTAATTCTTTAGAAGAGATCTCATATTGGACAAGAGTTTCTAATTTTGATAAGGAACCTGATTACGTTCATCATTACCAAAAAAAATATACAAGAGAACGTTAATGAAAGAAAGTAAACCTGCCATAGCCTCTGCAGATATTGGTTTAATAAGAAAGGTAATAACTTATTATCTTAATGGGTTTAGTCCTATTGATAAAGAGGAACAAGAAAAGTTAGTAAATTTATATCATAGATTAGGAAGACTATAATGGATTTAAGATTACCAAAAGATGATAGACATTTTCAATATTACCTGAAGACAGTTGGACCTGAGTACCAAAAGAAACATAGAGATTATTCTCTTAGCTTTGTAAAAGAACATGACATAGCTGTAGATGTTGGTGCTCATGTAGGTACATGGGCTATAGATCTGGAGAAAGTTTTTAATAAAGTAATTTGTTTTGAACCTATTCAAGAACACATTGATTGTCTCATGGAAAACATACAACATCCTGAGAAGGTAACTGTAATAGGTACAGCTCTTGGAGACCATGAAGAAGATGTAGTCTTTCTTGATTATGACCAACCAGATAATAGTGGTACTGCTAGTATTAAATCTAAAGGTAAACATAGAGCAACAATGAAAACTTTTGATTCATATGAACTTGATAAGATAAACTATTTAAAAGTAGACATAGAAGGATATGAGTTAAACTTTCTTAGAGGTGCTAAAGAAACTATCATGAGAACTAAACCAGTAATCAATATAGAAATTAAACCAAGTGTTGATGCTCATCTTGTGATGGATTATTTATCTGATGAACTAGGTATGACATTTCAAGGTAGAACAATCAAAGACTATGTATATATGTACACTTGACAAATTAGTAATCAATCCCCATATATAATGTGGAAAGGAGAAACTAATGTTTCATTATTATGTAGAACAACCTGTCGTTCCTCAAAAAGTTATTGAGAAAAGATGGAAAGAAAGTATTCAAAGTAAGATAGATAGTCTTGAAGAATACAAAAAAGAAATAGATAGTAAAATTAAAGAGTGTAAGGAAGATTTAAAGGCTCTTTAATAAAAATGTGCTCCTTGCCTCAAATTTTTGCTCCATAAATGAGGCAGGAGTACCCTCTAATACCCTTCGGTATACCTTAGTACCCTAAGACTATTACTTCTTTTGTATGCTTACTCTATAGCTAACTGGCTAGTTCCACCTACTAAACCACAAGAAATCTTATCTGTCCCAGTAGTTATAATAGTAAATGTATTATTAATATTATTAATAAACAATTCTATAATTTGATTGTCATTAGTAAGACCATACCAAACTCTTTCTTGTTTCCATTCCTGTGTTAAATCATTAACGAGATAGCCATGCTTTGCACATACAAAAGTTTTAGTCATCTCTTTAGTAGTTACATTCTTATTCTCTTGTGCATGTGTTAATCCTGCAACAATAACTATAGCAGGTAGTATAAAAGGTAATATAAATTTAATCATAATCGTGATCCTCTGCAAACATATCAAGCACCATGTCTAAAGCATCTTGTGCTTCAGCTGCTTTCTTTACTTGAGTAGTAAACTCTTGAACTACATTTCCATGTTCACCTATACCTGTAGGTTTATCTAAATATATTTGTGCATTAGCCACAGCTAAATCTCTTTCAGATTCAAAGTGTTTTATTGCAGCATTAATCATTAGTTCTTTATTAGTCATTAACATCTCCATCTTTTTCTTGCTTGTCTTAATCTTGAGTTAGGATTCTTTGCAGCCTTTGGAAACTTCTTCATCTGTCCTGCTGAACGAGCACAATAACTCTTTCTTCTTGCTGCTCTTTTACCAGTAGGTTTCTTCTCCGTTACAGCAGTTTGTAATTTACTTCCCGGATTCTGCCTACGATACTTAGCTACTCCCTTGGCTGATAGTCCAGCACCTTTCTTGGTAGGTCTCTTTGCTCCACTACCAATGGTCATTCCTTTCATGTTACTTTTTTTTCTTGCCATCTCTAATCCTTTTTTATGTATATAATTTCAAAAGAAGCAGATACATCAAAATTTACACTACCTGATGAAGATAATGCTCTTACCTCAATATCTGATTTTTCTGGAATACTTATAGGAACTGTAAATATTTCTTCTATATGCATACCATTTGTAAGTGACTTAACATCCTTAGATTGAAAAACTTCTCCAAAAGGTCTTATACTTAAAATTAGTTTACATACTGCAGGAGTATTTGTTGACGTTCCATTTGATATATCATACTGCACTAAAAATCCTGTATATCCAGCAGGTACTGTCCATAAACTCATTAAAGATTGATTAGAACCTTCAATACCATTTATTGTTGCATACTTATTAGCAGGAACTCCAGCTGTAACTGTGCCTGTACCTGCATAAATAATTCCTGCATTCTGTCCACCAGTTCCTGCACTACGAATAACCATACGATTAATTCGTAAATATTCTTTCGTTGTATTAACAGCAGTTTGACCATTGAGTGTTACTGTTTCGTTTATTTCATTATAATCTGCATCTAAACCAAATAACTCTACTGTTCGTGCTCCAGTTCCTGCTGCTGCATCTGCTGTATTTGAACTTGAAACTTTTAAAACTGTAGCTGCAGATAAATAACTATATAAACCACCTTGTGACCATATTGTTTCAAGAGAATTACCTACTGTAGAATTATTACCAAATTTAAAAATAGATTTATGCTCATAGATTTGACCACGAGCAAGCTGTAATTCAAAAGGTTCTGTTGTTCCTATTTGTGATATTGAACGAAATAATGCCATCTTAATTCCTATTTTTTTTTTTTATGTTTTTTTAATCATAACAAGATGCTACGAGAAGTGAACCACCCCTCTTAGCAGTAAATGTTTTTACGTTTGTTGGTTTACCACCTACACCTTGAGCTTTAGATCTTTTTCTTTTAACTGCAGATCTTTTCTGAGAGCTAGACATTCTTTTTGCTTTAGCTAACGGAACACATTTAGGATACTTACGTTTAGAACCTTTAGTAGATTTTCTACCACAAGGTTGATACTTACCATCTTTCTTAGGTGCTCCTATATCTACCCATTTTTCTTTTACCCATTCACGTAAACCACCACCTTTAGCTTTCTTAACTGGTTTCTTTTTACCACCCGGTTTTACTTTACCACTACATACTGCTGATGCATACATGTTAGCATAAGCTGATGGATACACATCAAACTTTCTTTTAGCTGCAGCTTTTCCTTTTGCACATAGTTTTGCCATTAGTGTCCTACTCCGTTACCATTTTTTCTAACTTTTTCTTTTAGTTTTTCTACATCCTCTTGTATCTTTTCTACTTGTCCATGTAAAAATTCTAAGTTTACTTTGTTGTGCATACCATCTTCTAGTAACTGCTCATGTTTAGTTATAACACTTGTAAGATGTTCTATTAACATAAACTGTTTAGCATCATCAGGTAAAGAACCCATTTCACCCCTAGGCCAGAGGATTCTAAAGTCTGTATTCTTTTCTATATCAGAGTTAACAAGTTTATAATTTGTTTCTATATTATTAATACGTTCTATCACACCGAAGTATGCCCATACTGCTACAGCAACAGCTATTACAATACTTAAAATATTTTTAATACTTAAATCAACACCAGTATCTTCTCTAATCTTCATCACCATAATCCACATCTTTATCTACCATGCAATCACATTGATCACCACATAAACAAATCTCTCCTGTGCAGTTAGGCATTCCACATTTACATTCTTCTACTGACATAGCTGCTCCCATGCTTCGTTATGAATTAAAATTTGACGAGCAGTAGCATTCGTTAATCTATCTTCATCTGATATAAGAATAGGTTCTATTAAAGAACACGAATTATTTACTGCGTTTCCACTTGTTAAGCAGCTTGTTAGTAACATCACTAATGGAAGTACGAGCAATGTCTGCTTTAAGTTTATCTTTTTTAGTTCTAAGTTTTGCAACTTTCTTTAATCCTTTTTTGACAGCTGCATCAGCTCCAGCTTTCCTCATTAATATGAAAGGTAGGATTTTAGTAATAAGATTAGCTAGAGCTGAGACAAAAGAAAACATGTACTAAATCTCTGCACATGCATAGCAATTGATCTCAAGACCTACTGCTACTTCTCTCATTATTGGTTTCTTCCACATAGAATTATTCCTTTCCAGTTTGTTTAGCTTTGCCTACATTTAAGGCAGCCCATTCAAGCACCTTGTATACTTTACCAAGTGCTGAATTTGGATCAGGGGTTTTAGTTCCTGCTATTACTACACTAGCAACAGTTACTATAGATGTAACAGCAGCTATTATCTCAGGAGACATTGCCCATAATTGTTGTATAAGTCCTACTTCTTCAGTCATTATAT